TGGCGGTACCGGCGCTACTGATGCTTCCAATGCTAGAAATAATTTGGGTCTTGCTATTGGCACTCATGTTCAGGCTTACAGCGCAGATCTTGCGGCTATTGCTGGTTTAACTTCCGCTGCTGATCGTTTGCCTTACTATACTGGTAGCGGTACTGCTGCTCTTGCCACGTTTACCTCTTTTGGTCGGTCACTTGTAGATGATGCTGATGCGGCTGCTGGTAGAACCACTCTTGGTTTGGGAACGATGGCTGTTCAGGCTGCGAGTAGTGTTGCTATTACTGGTGGTACAATTGATAACGTTACTGTTGATGGTGGTACTTTCTAAGGTTTCTGATGGCTAATACGATTAAGATAAAGAATTCTGGGACTGCTAATAATGAGCCTTCTGCGAACTCTTTATCTTATGGTGAGTTAGCGATTAATTATAGGGATGGTAAAATTTTTTTTAAGGATCATCTTGGTGGTGTCGGATATTTTGAGGGCACCACTAGTGATGTTCCTATAAGCCCCGGTGGTGCTTCTGATACCCCAACTGATTCTCAAGTTTTATCTTGGATGGATATTTAATTTATATTTAAATACAAAGTTGTGGTATCCTATTCTTACTATGGAAGATTTAAACCTTACATTTCCGATTGATATGATCAAGCGGGAAGAGCGTATTGTTGTAGGTATCGCTACTGCTGACAATATTGATAAGGCTGGAGATCTTATTGAGTTCGATGCCTCTGTTGAGGCTTTTAAGAATTGGACCGGAAACATTAGAGAAATGCACGCACCTATTGCTGTAGGTAAGGCTATTAATTACAAGCCTGTTAGAATCAAGGGTGAAGATGGCAAAGAATATAATGCCATGCAAGTTGAAGCGTACATTTCCAAGGGCGCTCAGGATACGTGGGAAAAAGTTCTTGATGGTACTTTGCGTTCTTTCTCTGTGGGTGGAAAAGTTCTTGATAAGCAAATTGACACTGAGAAAATGTTTAGAGGCAGACCTGTTAATATTATTAAGAAATACGAACTTGGTGAGTTAAGTCTGGTAGATAACCCAGCGAATCCTGCTGCGGTTATTGATATTGTGAAGTTTGATACGCCAGATCAACTCGATTATATTCTTAAAATTGATTGTAATGACATTAACTTGACTATTCCTAAGTCCGTACAGCGTATGGCTCAGGTTGGTCTTGATCAAAGAAGGGAACACGGTCGTGGAGGAACGAGTGTCGGTTTGGGTTCGGCTAGAAGGCTTGCCCGTGGTGGTTCTGTTTCTCCAGAGTTCGTTAGAAAGGTTGCTCGTTATTTCCCTAGGCACGCTGTTGATTTAAGAGCAGAGGGTGCCGATCCGGGTGATAAGGGTTATCCTTCTAATGGTAGAATTGCTTGGAACCTTTGGGGTGGTACTCCGGGTTGGGTCTGGGCAAGGTCAAAAGTGCGTCAGTTAGATAATTGCACACGCAAATTTGATGACGACACAGACTTAGAAAAAGAAATTACTTGTTCGTGCGGATGCGGGACTTGTAATGATGATATTATTAAGGAGTTCACCGATATGGAAGATATGTTGGAACAAGTTCTTAATGAAGAGGGTACAACTCTTGAGGCAGTTGAGAAATCTTTGCGTAATGATGAAAATTATGCTAAGGTATCAGAGATGGATACGACTGCCGAAGAGAAACTTTCTTTGTTAAAGCGTTTCGTCAACTGGTTAACAGTTGAAGAAGAGACAGTCGTTGAAAAGTCTGTCGAAATTGAAGAAGCTTCAACTGAAACTGAGGTTGAAGCGGATAACGATCAAATGGAGGATCAAATGGATATTGAAATTCTAAAGGATGCTCTCGGTTCGGTCTTCGATCAGAAGTTGACTGACTTCGCCGCTTCTTTCAAGGAAGAGGTTGAGGCTTCAATCGACTCTAAGATTGAAGAGGTTACCAAGAGCGCAGATGCGCAGCGTGAGGAACTAGAGCAGAAGCTTGCTTCGGCTGAGGCTTCGCTTGCTGAGCAGACTGAGAAGGTAGAGGCTTTTGCCGCTGCTGGTGCAGTCAAGAAGAGCGTCGATCCAGACGACGACGAGGATGAGGGTGACGAGGATACAATCCGTAAGTCTGCCCCTTCCTTCTGGAATAATATTTATCTGCCTCAAGAGCTAGTCAAGGCTCTGGGCTATGAGTCGTGATTAGGAGGATATAATAAAATGGCAACTCAAGAAGAAATTCTAGCAAAGGCTAACGAAGTAACTACCTCCGTTGTGGGTGGTGCTTCTGGCGGTCTTCTTAACGCTGAGCAGTCGAATCGTTTCCTAGATTTTGTGGTCGATCAGTCTGTCCTCATGCAGAACAGCCGTGTTGTCCGTATGCGTGCATCAAGCATGGATATTGACAAGTTGTCGGTTGGTACGCGCATTATGCGCAAGGCTACTGAGGCTACCGATGATGGTAGCAATGCAGCCGTAACCTTTTCGAAGGTTTCTCTCTCAAGCGTCAAGCTTCGTCTTGATTGGGAGATTTCAACTGAGTCCCTAGAGGACAACATTGAGGGTGCCTCGCTTGAGGATCATCTTGCTCAGGTCATGGCTCGCCAGACCGCTAACGATCTTGATGACCTTCTCATCAATGGCAACACCTCATCTAGCAATACTCTGCTCAAGGCTCTTGATGGCTTTGTGAAACTTGCTCTCGCTTCGGGTACCACCGTTGACGAGGCTGGTGACAATGTTTCACGTTCGGTTTTCGACCGTGTTCTTCGTAACCTTCCTAGCAAGTACCTACAGCGTCGTAATGAACTTCGCTTCTTCACTGGCCCGGGCATTGTTCAGGATGCAATCTACTCGCTTCAGAACCCCAACTCGGCTACTGAGGCTTCTGCTGGTGCTCCCAGCCCCGGTTCAGTAACTGGCGACATGGCTTTCCTTAATGGTGCCATGCGTGCCAATGGTGGTGCTGGCGCTACCGGTCTTGCTCCTTATGGAATTGGTCTGGTAGAGGTCCCGCTCATGCCTGAGGCTGAGTCGGGTGATTACTCTGGTGCCGCTGGTTCGCACGGTTATGTGGAACTTACCTTCCCGAACAACCGTGTTGTTGGTCTACATCGTGACATTACGGTGTACCGTCAGTTCCAGCCTAAGACTGACACCATTGAGTACACTCAGTACATGCGTGTTGCTTGTAACATTGAGAACGCTGACTCTTATGTCATCGCTAAGAATGTTAAGCTTCGCAGCACCTGATCTTAGGACCGTTATAGTTACTTGTCCTAGAGCGGAAGGGGTGGGGGAAATATCCCCCACCTTTTCTGTTTTATAATGATACTTATGATAGAATTGATGTTATGAGTGAGAATGTAGTGAAGTCGTCTGATCTTCCTGAGCCTACTAAGAAGGCTCCTGCTAAGAAGGCGGCTGCTAAGAAGACGACGGCTAAAAAGACTGCTCCTAAAGCAGAGAAGTCTCCGGTGCCTGAAAAGACTGTTGCTAAGGCATCTACCGGTAAGAAATTTGTTTATTTTGATAGCGGTTCTGCTTATTCAACAAAGAGTGGTGTCCGTTTTACAAGAGATAGAAGGATCTATGAGTTAGATGCGGCTGAGGCTGATCATCTGTTGACTCTTGATAACTTTAGAATTCCGACTCAGTTGGAGTTGGAAGATTATTATAAGGAGAATAACTAATGGCTGGTAACTTAAGTAATTACCTTGAGAACAAGCTTCTTGATCATTTCCTTGCTACAACTTCATACACTGCACCATCTAATGTTTATGTTGCTTTGATGACTGTTGCTGAGGATGACACCGGTACTGCTGGTACTGAGGTTTCTGGTGGTTCGTATGCTCGTCAGACGGCTACTTTTGATGCTGCTGCGAGCGGTGCAACGCAGAATAGTGCGAATATTGATTTCACTGATATGCCTGCTTGCACTGTTGTTGGTATCGCTATCTATGATGCTTCAACTTCTGGCAATCTGCTTGTTCACGGTACTCTTACTGCTAATAAAAGTCTTGACGCTGGTGATACTTTGCGTATTGCTACTGGTGATCTTGACATTAGCATTAACTAATTGGAGGTCTGATGGAAAGAAGGGAATTTGCTGGTGCGGTAGTAGAAACAACGACTACGGGTGCTTTGTCTAATAGTGATACTTCTATCACTGTTGTTGATGGTTCTTCTTTTCCTAACGGTTCAAGTGGTAATCCTTTTGTTATCGTTTTAAGTCGGGGTCAGGCTAACGAAGAGAAAGTTTTGTGTACGTCTAGGTCTTCTAATACGTTCACTGTTTCTCAGAGAGGTTATGATGGCCCTGCTGCTAATTCTCACTTATCCGGTACTACTGTTAATCATGTTTTGGATGCTACAGCGGTGCAGGATATGAACACGACTACTTTTGACAACCATGTGTTGTCTTGGATGGGGGTATAAATGGCTTTAACACCTAAGAGACTTTACATTGGGAATGATACGGCATCTAATGTTTATACTGCATCATCCAATGTGGGCAGTTATACTATTATTAGAACTATTAATGTTTGTAATACGTCTGCTACTGATAAGACGTTTTCTTTGAATGTTATTCCTTCTGGCGGTTCTGCTGGTGCGAATAATAAAGTTATTAGTAATGTTACTGTTCCGGCTAATGATGTTATTCATTCTGATTCTGTTTATGTTTTGAATGCGGGTGATGCGCTGTATTATGATCCGGTTGACGCAAATATTACTTTGACTGTTAACGGGGTTGAGTACGTCGCATGATTGGTCGCATTTCTGCTCATAATTTTGCTAATACTGATCGTCGTACTACGGCTTCTGACTCAGCGCCGGGTAATGCTGCTGAAGGGGATTTGTGGTATAAGACAGATGTTGGTGCTTTGTTGTTTTATTATGATGGTGTGTGGGTTGAGGTTGCTGGTGGTGGAACTTCTGGTGGTTCTTCTGATTATTCGATTACTAATGATACAACAGATAGTGCTATAATATTAATGGAGATTGGACCCTAATGGCTGTTGGAGATAGAGTAGAGACTAGAGTTTTTGGACCTGCTGCGGTTGGTACTACTGATACCACTCTTGGTACGGTTCCTTCTAGCCGGGTTTGGGTTGTTAAGCAGTTTATTGTAACAAATACTAATGGTGTTGATGCTTGGGTGACTATTAGTATTGGGGCTACCTCTACGGCTTCTAATGCTATTATGTATCAACTTCCTATTGCGGCTAATGATACTTTGGTGTTTGATACTGCGTTGGTATTGACTGCTGCGGAAACGGTGCAGGCGATTTCTGATCGTGGTGCTGTTAACGTGACTGCTATGGGATGGGTTAAGGAAACTGCATAATGGCTATTGATGCCGCATTGGGCCGGTTGGGTATTAAAGAAGGCGTTTGTACTTCCTCTACCAGACCGGCTAACCCTTTCGAGGGTCAGTTGATCTACGAGACTGACACTAATCGTACTCTTGTGTATGACAATGCTGCATGGCTTGTTGTTGCCGATAATCAGGTGTTAAGCATTGATACGACTAATAGTCGTGTTGGTATCGGTACAACGACACCTAATCAGGAGTTAGATGTCAATGGCAGTATTGCGACAACTGGTGGAACTACGAATAACAGGGGGATTTTACTAGCACATCAGAACAACATTAATTATTCGTATGTGGGTCGTTCGGAGGGTGGTGTCGCTGATACTGGTAATCGTCTTGGTTGGGATTATGACAATGACAACTTTGACATCAAGACTGGTGGGG